TCAGAAAAAATAGAGAAAATCTGATCATAAAACAAATCTTGATTAGAAAGATGTGAGAATGTTGAAAAAATGACAAGTCGTAAGTTCCGAATATCACGATACTCTAATTCGGCATCGCGGATAGTGGTAGCAATAAGCTGAAAGGCAAGTTTAAAGTTTGCATTTGTACAATATACAAAAGACACCGCTTGGTGAATATGTTCAACGACAGACACAAACCCGGATATATTATCCAGGTTAATCCACGCAGGTGTATTACCAACGAGGAGTACACGATTTAAAATGGTACCATATTGAGCAAATAATATAGAATAACCAATAGATGAGTAATAACATTCATTATTGATATTACAAAGAATATCAGATACGTCAATCATTGGAATGGCGTTACCGCCAAGTCGTGAAAAGAAGGACTTGGATAGGCGGGACCACTCTTTATCAAGTAAATTTCGTTGATACAGAATTTCATCTGGTTGTGAGTGAGCGGATAAATCAATGAGTTGCACCGCTCGTTTAACATAATGATAAATTGGTAAAGGAGTTGAGCTAATACAGTTTACGTGTGTATCAATCGCATCATTTGAGAACTTGACGTCCAACCATTCCTTGAAATGTTGTGAACAAGACATTCTGTCTTCGGTATCATTCAATCCATAACCAAGTACAAGATTAGGCTGTTTCATTTGTGTATAGATGGAGACGTGTTGTGGAACGATATCCTTTCTATTTCTAGCACACTGTTTAATTTGAGTAGTATCAAGAGCTTTATTTAGGCCAGCAATTTTTTTTCGGTAAAGTCGTTTGGATTTAGATATGGCAGACATATAAGAAATATCAGTGGCGTGATCTAGAATGAATGGTTTGTTCTTACGGATCCAATGAATAACTAGTTTATTATATAACCAATCAAACTGTTTGTATTCACGAGGTATCCATTTTGAAACGTTACTTATACCACGATCATGTCTGGGTAAAGCATATATGTGTCGTATTTGCAGATCATTGTCCAGTTGTGAATTGACAAACTGACAACAAATATCAATCAGTGAATGATCGGCACCGTTTTCAGAATAAGTACGTATAAATTGGCATAGATATTTAATATCTCGCCAGGAACCCAGTGCCAACTGTTGGCCATCAGTACATACAACAAACCGATGAAGTGCATAAATTGCGAGGGTCGGGAAATATTTATACCATACAAATAGCATTAAATAAGAAAGGTGATGATCCCCCTTACCGTAGAATACAGATCGTGTATGTCCAATTAATCTATAAAAACGAACAAGATGTGTATATGCATAATGCGAACAAATACTAGACGAATGAGAAGATAGATCTTTTTTAATAATGGCGAGAACAATGCCAAGACGTTCAATTAATACCAAATCAGTTTCATTAGAAGTAGATCTGTAATTATGAAAGAAGAAGAACATCAATTCATTTTCTAAGAATTTATTTATATCGTGTAAACTAGGAGATATGTCCATCGTTTGAGAAGTCTATGATATAACAACACGTACCATTTATACCCTTTACAATTTTACTTGGAAATGGTATATAGATTTTTCCGAGTTCTCTTTGGTTTTGTTGCACGATGTGGAATATATTCTTGTTGTTGGGTATCCATGGAAATACGGACCTTTTTGGTATGAGCGTGTTTAGGTTCGGTAGAGGGTTTCTTTAAAATGGATTTAATAGTATGGTTATGAGAACCTGTGTCAAATTCTTTATATACGAAAAACACAGAATTCAGACTATGAAAAATAAAGATAGATGGTGGTATAACAATTTCGTCTACGATAGGGAGAACTTTGAAAAACGATTTTGAACTGGTGGGTATATCACTCGTTTGAGAATAGTTTTGTATATGTTCTGGTTCCAAGTCAACGTGATAAAGAAGAATGTCCATGAGTTTGTATTTTTTAGAGTTGGCGTGTTTATTCATTTGTATGATACCGAGAACAACGTCCTGTGTGAGAACATTATTGTTCACGGCCTGTTTTTTGCGAGTAATCTTATCAATAACCGAATTTTTGTTAATATATAACGAGTAAATATGTATATCTGTAACAGGTTCTCTTGAATAGTTGGTTTCAATGTTTTGTATACGGTGTTGTTCATTAATCCACGAAACATCTAAATCCGATGTCTCGTCCGGATTATCAGTAACAATAGGCATAGTATCAACATATTGATTGCTTAAATCTCTTAGACGGTTCATAATATAGTTTGAATAAGAGAATAAATTAATTAAAACAATTAAACCCAAATGAGTTAAAAGCAACAATACTATTAAGTATGTCTCGGAACAGCAAAACCAAATGTACACGATATGGTTAATGTAACATCAATCTTGATATGAAAGTAAAGATGTATTCTAATCAAGTGTACATATTAGACATGCAATGCGTGTTTGATGTAAATATAGTGTAAAAAACAACTATCCGAGACAGCAACCTATATTATAGGTTTAACTATAAGGGGGAGTGGCAAAATAATGAGAATACGAAGATGGACAACGGGTAACGGGTAACGGGTAACGGAACTAGCAACTGATGGACAATGGGAGTAGCAAATGATGAATAAGTGGACCATAAACTGATGGACAATGGGAGTAGCAAATGATGAATAAATGGACCATAAACTGATGGACAATGGGATAGCAAATGATAGGCAACGGGAGTAGCAAATACTGAGCAACCACTATGCATAGATTTATAAAATTGAATTCCAAGTTTATAAATAAGATGAGTTAATAACCACGAATTAAATAGAATGAACCAGCAGTATTCCTCTATTTGTATACCACGTATAGATACGAACATTCAGCGAGAGTATATTTATAATAAAATAAAAAATATGAATATGGGAACGATTGACAGAATGATTGAAATTCCGCTACGTAACGATCCGACACATAAGCGCGTAATAATAACAATAAGATGGAATATACGCAGTGAAATGGCACAAACCGTAAAGAAGATATTTGACGAAAAGGGGTCAGTTAAATTGGTACACGATATGCCTTGGTATTGGAAGATATGTCCAGCTCGTTAATCTTGTTTATTACGAGTAGTATATTCATTTATGATATGTGTATTAAAGTATGAAGAAAGAATAGGTGTAATGCCATTCAAATAATCATATGATATGATAGGCGGGTTGCAATAGTAACATAATAGGTACCCCCAGCACTTATTTCGGTGACGCTCTGCGCCTGAAATTTCTCGGTTGAAAATGGTATCCATGACACTATATGTCTGTTGAAATTCAATAATCTCAGTTTTAGTAAGCTCTTTTAGTGTATACAAATAAGCCAACCGTTCTTGTTCGCGACGAGTAGCTTGGGAGGTAGACGTAGACAACCCGGGAAGTTTGTTATTATGTTTTATAGCAAATTGTTCTTGTTTTTCCCATTTGTACAAAATAAAGAAAATTTCATTTTTAATATCTTTTAATTTTTCAATCAACTTTTTTCTATGAATTTCCGTCTTTTTTATAAAAGAAAAAATATTGATATGTGAAATAATTGGAAAGAGTAGTTTAATCTCTTCTGGTACAAGAACTGCATTCGTAAGTTTATAGTCACTAATTTTCATTTCCACTTCGTTAAATTTTGAAAGAATAACCGATGAAGCGTCCGTGTCTTTTTGCATAATGGTAAGTTTACTATTGGTAAGTTCAAGGGAGGTTTCAATATTATCAAACAAAGAAGCAAGTAGTGAATACATCTCACCGGAAGATTCGTATTTTAAAAGGTTCGTTAAGGAGATAAATAGAGTAACAATGGCATTCATTCCAGAAATGATACCAACATTCCACGATTTGCATTCAACAAAAGGAGATATAATAGTAATCAATGCACTAATGAGGATCGCTGGAATAACAAGACAATTTAACTTTTGTTGCGTAAGAAGCTTGGATTGAACATAAAGATGTTTTTGTCCCTTGACAAACGTAGTGAGAATATCCATTTCACTGGAACATAGAGAATTATTTTGATCTTGCTTATAATACTTGCTAATGGAACGTTCAACATCGCGATATTCAAGTTTATTATAACGTCGCCGATGGTGTGTATGCTGCGTACGGTTCTCACGAATTCTACTACTATTATCTAGTTCACAAATCTCCGGTTCTTCGTCACTGTTACTTCGACTACCCCTATTACTATCTAGTACAGACAATACCGGGCTATTGCTGGACGATTTATATATTACGTGCGCAGTCTCGTCTGGAACAACAAGAGGATCTGTAACCATAAGAGGATCTGTATATAAATTACGAACTCGTTCAAGGTCTTTGTTTGTAATGCTCGTAAAATGGTTATCGGTATACTGCGTAAGTACGGTTTCTTCTTCTACGTTATCAATATTGAGATGCGTGTCATCGGTTGAAGGTAAAACATTTATTTTAATAGTAACGTCTGCGAGTTCAGACGAATGACTATCTAGTCCGGTATCATACGAATTTGTTCTGGGAGATATAGGAATGGCAGTGTAATCATTGAGATCACCGATATCAATGGAAATTTGATCAGTGTCCATGTAAGAATATATTATATAGACATAAGAGTTTCTATATTTATTTAAATATAAATACGTAATGATGAGAACATAAAATTGATTAGATAGATAGTGTACAATAGTAATGTAACTAACATGCATCCAATAGTGCCAACTGATAAACGATTGTATCGTAAGCAGTTATGTGAATATAAGAAACAAATGCGAAATCACATAATGACAAGTAGGTTCAATACAAGTACCTGGAATGAAAATGAGAGATATCGTACAAACAGAGCAAACGTTGGGTGTATATATTGTAGTCCAGACCCAATAGCAAATGTTGTGCCAATGGAATCAATCATGTTTGTATTAGAAATGAATAACGATACAAACAAGATAATGGGTGTAGGAATGGTTCGCAATCGTCCAATCGTGAGTAAAATATCGGTTTATTCAAACGGTAACTATAACAGATATGTATTTATAGGAAAAACACGGATCAATCGCGCCGAAATGTCAGAAGACGAGGAACGCATAATGAAGGTATTTGATATACTATGTTTTAGTGGAAATAAACATATGAAAAGAGGACAAGGTTTGAAAAGTTTTCCCACAGATATGTTATTCAAAATGTCGGCGCGTCTAGACATAGTGAGTTACATCGGAGAAATGTTTAAGAAACGAATACGTCAACCAAGAACCGAAACACATACATAGGTGAATATAAACTAAAATATTAAAATGCATAAGAAGAATATATAGACTTTTTTATATTCCAAGTAAATATATATCCGGGAATGAATAAGGCCTTATCAAATAGTCGCGATGAAGCGAAGATGTATGATGTATCAACATATACAGACAAGGAATTATTTAATATATTAGACTTGGACACACCGACAGACCGCGAGCTAGAAGCAAGAATAATATTTTTAATAAGAAAGTATAGCAATATTCAGAACGCATCTGGAGACCAACTAACCAGTTTTTTTGAACAAATATATAATCGGTTCTTCTTATCAGATGAGACCGAGAATGATGAAGGCGTTGTGGAGGAACTAGATGAAGGGTTTGAGAATATACAAGAAGGACTAAGTAATCAAGATGTAACCAAGTTAACCACTCCAATAGCAAAAAAAAAAACAAATACAATAGAAACGACGAATGTTATGCGAGTAAATCCCGCCGTAGAAAGTACAAGTGTGATAAATCCTGGCGCAGACAACATCGGGTTTACAAAGGCATTGGATTACGCAAATGGCAAACTAAATCCATTATTACAACAAACAATAAAAAGAGTAATAAGTATTGATAGCCAATATAGGGATAATAAACGTACCCTATCTACTGAATTTACATTTAATTTATCCGATCCATTAAAAGATGTCGTATCACTGAAATTATATTCAGTGCAAATTCCATATACGTGGTATACAATCAACAATAATTTCGGAAGTAATTTTTTTATATTTAAAGGCGATGCAGATGGAATAAATAATGGTAACCACGACTATCAAATTGATATAGCGGCAGGAAATTATACTCCACTTGAACTAACCAATACAATAAATGAAAGTATAACCCAAGCAAAAGTTACATACACAGATATTAGTTTTGGTAATACGATCTTATCGTATAATAGTAATACATCATTAATAACGACAACAATAGATTTATATAAGCAATATAATGAGACGAGTTATTACTTAAACTTTCCAAATACGTGGTCGGGGGATGAAGATAATGATACTCGTATAAGAACAATACCAGGATTTTTAGGATTGACAACCGGAGAATATAAACTATTTCATTTAGAAAGTAAATACATAGCAACTGATACGATTACAGAAAATACCAAATTTCAAATAAATGAAAGTAATAATTATATATATGCTTATTATTATGTCGGAGATGAGTATGATGAAAATCAATTGGGTAGAAATAGAATAGCACAATGGAAAATAACGACAGGTCTAGTTGGGCAATATACTCGCACAACAATATATAATGCATTAAATACAGCTATATCAGCAATTGCAGATCTATCGTCAGAATCGGGGATACAACGCGTAGATAGAAATGTATTCGACACTAGCGTGACGCAGATTGCTGTGACGTATTCTGTATTAAAACTAAAACTAAATAGAGGTAGAAACAGTAATTTAAGTGGGTCAAAATTACAAGTAAGATTTCCGGTTGAACCGGCTGATAATCCTTATCCAGTTTGGACAAGACAAACATATGCCCAGAAATGTTGTTTTGAATTTGAACCAAATGCATCAAATATAATGGAAATGAATAATATAGTTTCCGACCGTTCTCCATTAGAACAGTCAACAAACCAAATATTTGTAAATTCAAATCCATATATATTATTAACGTGTAACAGTGATGGATATGATATAAGTAATAATAGCTATAAAATCAATATATCCAATTCAACAAACGCCGCATATAATTTAAGTACTTTCATTGACGAGATCAATAACGGTATTACAAATACAGATAACAGCAATAACTTCACAATAGATAATACAAATGCACAAATAGACATAAATGACTTTTTTTCATTCCAGGCAGATTTGACGCAAAATATAACTACGTCAATGTTTAAAATGGATTTATCTAGTAGTTTTCTACACACTGTAATGAATTTTGACAGTTCATATAACTTGAATGCGAGTAGTGGTACAATATTTACATCTTCGTTTGTTAGACAGGAGAATTATGCGGTACCACAGACCGGAGATTTGGCAGTATTTAGTGCAATAACCCCAGGAGAATATATGTCAAGCGACCATCGTTACGTCATTAAACACCCACAAAATACTAATTTAGTTGATGGTACAACGCCTTACTTAAATGGACTTGTACGTACACTAGAACAAAATTTAGCCCAAAAGTTTACAGGATTTCAAGATACAGACGGGGTGAACGTATTAATCAGTACATCAATTACTCTTTTAGTAGACCAAAATAATAGCAATATAGTAAATGCAACTTTACGTATTTCATTAAACAAACAATTGACTGAAACAAATTATAGTATACAATTTCTTGAAGATACCTCATACAATATAACGGAAGCCGGATTTAGAATGGATTTATCGGGTGGTGTGGACAACTTGACTGGATCCTATTTGACCTATTCAAACGAAGACAACACGTTTGCATTAGTAGATAGTAACGATACAATTATTCCGACAGGTCTGGGAGTACTAATGCAAATGTTTAACTTAACTGGGGACGGTACGGGTATTTATGACGATTTAGCGACGACGACAACTTTCTCGTCGAATATAAGTGCAACCGAAACAGGTGAGTATATTATAGGCACAAATTATATTGCATTTATAGCAGTTAAGCCAGGCATAACAATACCAAATTATGGAATATCAGTAAGATACAATTCACCTAGCGCTTATGGGTATTTAATACCTTCCCCGTCAATCCGTACATATAGTACAATTACTCAATTGAAAAATGCGATAAATGCTCAATTTGCCCGTTTTCCCGACTTATCCGGAACATCATTGTATGTAGGTGATGCAGTAGGCGCAACACGTCTATGTGTACTAACTGTAAAAATTAATCAGCGGTATAACCAGAATATATGGTCCACGTTTATGAATGTGTCGCGTAATATGATAGATAATAGTTATAGATTGGATACTTCTAATAATACACAATTATCATATAGTGCAACAAACAGTTCTGGTTCAATTGCATTGGGTGTAAAAGGTGAAACTGACATACCACAAACTATATTTATAGCCACAGCCGACAATAATACCTTTAAATTAATACCATATGAAGAAGGTGTAATATCTGTAAATAATAATATAACATTTACATTGCCATTAAAGAATGGTCTTACAACTATAATATATACTCGGTCTAGACTATTGGAAGAGATGAACAAGTTATTCATTGGAACTGTTGCGGAAGGATCTATTGTAAGTATCATAACCAACAAAGACGCCGAAGAACGTACGAAGTTCCGCATAACTATAAACAAAGAATATACATCAAAGGATTTTAAGCTGGTTTATTATGATCCATTTAGTTTTGTAAAATGTTTTTCGGGTGTAAGTAGTGTAAGAAATGTCACGTGGGACACTACATTGGGGTGGATATTAGGATACCGATTGGCAACTGTCTATTATTTATCTGATTATACTTCATCACGATCTGCCACCATAGTAGGAGATACTACCATAAGTACAAACCTATTTAATTATTTTTTATTAACATTAGACGATTATAATCAGAACCACTTGAATGATGGATTAGTAACAATCACGGCAACGGATACTGATATACCATTACCGTCATATGCAAATCGTACTAAATTTATATGCGATCCAGTAACAAAAAACCTAACATACAATGCCGAAGAAAGAACAAATAACAACAACTTGACCGCAAATCAATTATATGCATTGGCAAGCACCGCAAATTTAAACAAGGGTACAACACAAACCATAGCGGGAGAAGTATCTAGTAAAAATTACGGGTCCGGACCATTCGCAAAGGACGTGTTTGGAATAATTCCAATGAAATTGGCGGGATTACAAAACGGGCAATCGTTCGTGGAATTTGGTGGAACATTACAGAACCAGGAACGAATTTATTTTGGCCCAGTAAATATACATCGCATGTCAGTAAAATTATTAAGTGACCGAGGTAATGTAGTTGACCTGAATGGGGCGAATTGGTCATTCTCATTGATATGTGAACAGTTGTATAGACCACAAGAACAAAATAATTAACGAAATAAAAAATATGATATAATATGTATAACAATGGAAACAATTATATCCTCCCCTTTAAAAATAAATCATAATATGCCATCGTCTATAATATACTTACTGGATCTGAACGGCCTATTTGGTCCATTAATCATTTTTGCAGCAAGCTTATGGCAATTATGGGGAAATAGTATATACTGGATAGGGAACATAATATTATTGTTTATAAATATGAATATAAATGATGTATTAAAAGAGTGGATAAAAGGGCCTCGTCCAGCAGGAGGGCGTAGTATGACGACATATGAATATTATACCGGTATACAAGAATACGGAATGCCGTCTGGACATTCCCAACTGGCATTTGGTTTAGTCACATATTCATATTTAGTAAAACAGTCTACAATGAACATGATTGGTGGAATGTTTATAATTAGTTTAACATTATATCAGAGATGGAAGTATAAGAGACATAGTATAGAGCAGCTTGGAATAGGTGCAGTAGTAGGAATATTAGTAGCATATATTGGTTATACCTTAATAACCATGGGAATAACCGGCCAATAAAATCGGCCAGTAGTGTATAGAACCAAATGTCCCAAAGTGATTACTTAAAATATAAACGGATATCTAATCAACTACGTATAGACAATCAGAAAGACGCTGGAATGGTAGTAACGAACCAATCAGCGGTGTTTAATTCCCAGGACTTGATACACTATAAACAGTATTCATTGGCAAATACCATTGTAAATACCAAACCTACTTTGAATAGATTAACACTAAATGCAAAGCAACGCGTATATGATATGGATAAAGTGGTAGGAAATTGCCCCACGTTTATAGTATGTAAGGATACAGATGATCGCGCCAACCGTGTATTGTCAGATGGAGTATGGTTTGATCCACAAAAAGAAGATTATGCGACGAGAAGTAGTCTAGTAAACATCCGCACATACTGGGATAGCATACCCGAACCGGCAAATTTAAAAAATGAATGTAAATGTAAATTAGGTAGCCGAAATACGGATAGCTATGCGTGTGCGTGTAAGAGAGGGCGGTGGGGGATAGTGCGTTAGTGCGTTAGACGATTAAGAACCAAGTAATATTTTGAATATTACTTAGTTATGTTTTCATAAAAGGTTATTTATTGGCGTTTTGTTCTAATACAGAGACACGTTGTTTCAATTGTTGGATTTCGTGTATCAGAAGACCAATTAAACCAGTATAATTGACACTTTGATTATGTTCACCATCTTTTTCCCCGTTGACTAAAAATGGATAATGTTCTTGAAGTTCGTGGGCGATGAGACCAATATCTTGTTTATTATTTGATTGATTATTATTATATGTTACTGGTCTCAAATGATCAACTGTAAATGAGCAATCAGTCAGGGGACGGACATTATCTTTAATACGATAATCGGATGTTGCATTGAAAGAGATTGCTGTTACGGTGCCATTTACACTCACACCAGCGGCCCATATATCGCCAGTAGTATGTATTGAAGCGCCAGGAGCAGTTCCAATGCCGAGCCAGCCACTTGAAATTACGCCCTTACAGATTATGACCCCGCTGACATCTAATGCAGCGGCAGGAGCTATTGTCCCTATACCGACCGTTCCATTTGCAGTAATTCTCATACGTTCAGTGGCAACGGGTGATGCAGATGCACTGGTGACATTTGAATGGGTACAAAATACTAGACCGCCAGCATAATTATAATCTATGTTATCTAATTTTATACCGGATATAGAAGCCATTTCGTACATTGAATCAACTGATCCATATGCATTGTCACTATTGTTATAAAAAGATATTTTGGCGCCGCTACCAATAGCCTGGTTTGGACTTCCAGACGCATTATCAGTAAGTTGTAATCGTAGTAATTCGGTTGGTGTAAAGTTTGTTGTAGCAGTACTATCGCCAGTTCCAACCGTAGGTGCTGGACGTGATATGGTGAATGCCGCCGCTGGAAGGATTAATCCACCAGAGTTAGTTTCAGCATTTGTTATTCCAACACCTACATTTCCGCTATTATCAATGCGCATAACTTCTCTTGAAGTCGTCTCGCCTGTATAAAACCGAAGACCTGGACCATTGGAAGCATCTATTGATACTTTTTCATTGTCACTAATCACCCCCCCTCCACCTAATGAGGTCCATGTGGTTGTATATCCTTCAAACTTGGAAGTAGTTGTATTGTATCGGATAGATCCTGGAACAGTGCCAGCATTGTTATTCGGAACAACAAGCCCACCAGGTATGTAAACCGTTTCCATGGAAGTACCCAAGACAATTTGATTACTAGCAGTAATGATAGCATTTGCACCGATAGCGGTAGAGTTACCATAAGAGCCACTATTTGTATCTGCTCCATAACCCAAGAAGGTATTGTTTGAACCTGTAGTAATAACATCACCGGCCAGAGAACCGATAGCAGTATTATTGATGCCAGTGGTGTTCGCTAATAGAGCCTGATAACCAAACGCACTGTTAGAAAAGCCGGTAGCATTATTGGCTAATAGTGCCTGGTATCCAACCGCAGTAGAATTTCCTACATTTGAAGTACCTTTGCCAACCGTGATACCATTGACATTTCCCGAACAAGTCAAGCTACCATTTAACGACAAATCGTTTGTAACAGTAATATTATAATTATTAACTGTTGTAAAAATGGAGGTAGTTTGCCGATATACAGTAAGATTACCATTTAACGATAAGTCGCCATAAATATGGATATTACCACTAACATCTAGTTGGGCATTGGGATTAGTCGTTCCAATACCCACTTTTCCTGGCACATAAACGGTTTCCGTGGAAGTTCCTAGGACAATTTGATTACTAGCACTAATTACGGAAAAGGCTCCGATCGCAGTAGAATTTCCGTGATTGTTTGCATTTGTATTTGCATTATATCCCAAGAATGTATTGTTTGCACCGGTAATATTTGCAGCCCCGGCAGAAGATCCTAGCGCAGTATTTTGAGCGCCAGTAGTGTTGGCTCCTAGTGCCAAATGCCCAATTGCAGTACAATGCGAGGTGGTGTTCGATTTGAGTGCATTACTTCCAAACGCACTGTTTTTAGTTCCAGTACCGTTAGCTTGCAATGAAAAATAACCAAACGCACTGTTATTGCTACCGGTAGTGTTGGTTCGTAGAGCTTCGTTTCCAAATGCACTGTTATAGCTAACGTCAGTCAAGTTGGCCGCTAGCGCGAGATTTCCAGTCGCAGTGTTAGTAGATACACTATTTCCCCCCTTACCAACAGTTAACCCGTTGACCGTGATATCCTTGGAAACAGTAATTGTACCTGGTACATAAACGGTTTCAGAAGACCTTCCTAGGACAATTTGATTACTAGCGGTAATTATGGAATGGGCTCCGATCGCAGTAGAGCTACTATATTCGAAACCATTTGCATTAGCATTATATCCCAAGTAGGTATTATTATAACCGGATTGATTTGTATTGCCAGCACTGTATCCTACCGCAGTATTATTACCCCCCCAAGTGTTACTCGTTAAAGCAAGCTGTCCAATTGCAGTGTTCTTATAGCCATAATTTGAAGGCAGGGTGTAAGTGTTATTATTTGCTAGTGCACTTGTTCCAATAGCGGTGCAACCCACGGCTGTGCTGTCAGGCCCAATACCAATAGTTACACCGTTGACCGTGATATTCTTGGAAACAGTAATTGTACCTAAGACCTTCACCGTTTCATTTGCAGTCCCTAAGGCGATTTGATTACTAGCGGTAATGCTAGCACTTGCACCGATAGCAGTAGAATTTGAAAAATTGTTGGCAGTTGCATTGGTATAATATCCCAAGTAGGTATTGTATGAACCGGTTGCATTTATACGGCCAGCATTAGATCCTACCGCAGTATTATATTGTCCGTTATTGGTATTTAATAACGCATTAGATCCAATTGCAGTGTTACTAACGGCACCAGCTATATTATATAATAGAGTACTAACTCCAATAGCGGTGTTATCGGCGACACTATTTCCCCCCTTACCAATAGGTATACCGTTGACCGTGATATCCTTGGAAACAGTAATTGTACCTGGTACAGAAACGGTTTCAGAAGACCTTCCTAGGACAATTTGATTACTAGCGGTAATGATAGAATTTGTACCGATAGCAGTAGAGTTACTATAATTGGATGCATTTGCATCTGCCCCATAACCCAAGTAGGTATTGTTTCCACCGGTGTTATTTGTATCTCCCGTATAAAATCCTATTGCAGTGTTGTTGTTTGCCCTAGTATTTAATAATGAATAATAACCAACACCAGTATTATTGACGCCAGCCAGGTTAGTATTCAACGCAGCGTAACCAATCGCAGTGTTACTATCGCCGCTCGTGTTAGAATATAGCGCACCTGATCCAAAAGCGGTGTTATTACCTAAACTGCCGCCCCCCCTACCAACAGTTATACCGTTGACCGTGATATCCTTGGAAACACTAAGTGAACCTGGTATAGAAATGGTTTCAGTGGAAGTTCCTAAGACGATTTGATTACTAGCGGTAATACGAGCATTTGCACCGATAGCAGTAGAGTTTGACCAAGCGCCTCCATTTGCATCTGCCCCATAACCCACGTAGGTATTGTTTGAACCGGTGCTATTTGTAGATCCTGCACTGTATCCAAACGCACTGTTATAATTGCCGGTCCAGTTAGCTAATAGTGAAGAACTACCAAAAGCACTATTAAAATCACCGGTAGTATTAGTAGGTAGCGAAGAACTACCAAAAGCACTATTGAAACTACCGTCAACATTATTTAGTAGTGAACTAGTACCAAAAGCACTATTATTACCCCCAGTGGTATTATTTTTTAACGCAAAGTATCCAACAGCACTATTATTTGCTATATTCCCGCTACCTTTACCAATTGTTAACGAGTTCACACTTATATCATTAGTAGCATAAAGATAATTAGGATAAAGTGTCTCTACATATGTACGTTGAGCCGTTGTGCCAATGACGATTTGGTTATCACCGGTGACTTGTGCAAGATAACCGATAGCAGTTGAATTGCTAACACTATTAACAGTAGAACCTGTCCCATAACCCAAGAAGGTATTGTTTGAACCGGTAGTAATTGCATTCCCTGTCGTAGCACCAAGCGCAGTGTTGTTATTGCCAGTCGTGTTATTTTCTAGTGCATTATAACCAATGACACTATTAAAACTACCACTACTGTTATCAAATAACGCCCGATATCCAACGGCACTGTTACTATTGCCAGTCGTGTTATTTTCTAGTGTATCGGCACCAAACGAACTGTTATTAACACCAGATTTAGTTAACCATTGTGAATAATATCCAAACGCACTGTTACTATTGCCAGTAGTATTCTCTGCTAGTGCCCTGTAACCAAACGCATTATTAAAGCTACCTGTATTATTCATATTTAGTGATTGACCCCCGAATGCACCATTAAAACTACCGTCGGTATTTGATGTTAGTGCAGAGTGGCCAACAGCATTATTGTTAGATCCGGTAGTGTTCATTTTTAGAACCATATAACCAATCGCATTATTGTTACTTCCGGTAGTGTTATTGAGTAACGTCTGATAACCAATCGCATTATTGTTACCACCGGTATTAGTACTATTGCGTAACGTCTGATACCCGAGTGCAATGTTAGTAGTTATATTCCCTCCACCCCTACCAATGGTAAGAGAATTTACACTAATATCTGTTCTTAGGTCAACGGCCCTATACGGTATAGCGTTATCTGAATACTGTGCAAAAAGATTTCCGCAAATATCAATCGTGCCGTTCGCCTTTATTCGCATTCGCTCAACTGCACCACTAGCAGATGTATTTCCAGTGGGAGCAGTATAAAAGATTAATTCGTTATTAGTGGAGTCGGCATTGGGATAGGACGCAATTACTTTCGTATTTTGCGCAACATTGACGACGCCTCCTAGCGACCCCCAAGCATTTCCAGGTCCAAAACCTTCAAATTGATGGGTATCTGTATTATAGCGGATATACCCGGCACTATCAGTCTCAGTAGTAGTCGTAGGTTGAGCGGAAGTTGGTCCTCGTGGAATTCTTAAATGTTTTTGAACGTCAACCTCACCATCAGCCTTTATTCGCATTCGCTCAACTGCATTATTCGCAGATGTATCTCCTGTGGGAGCAGTATAAAAGATTAATTCGTTATTAGTGGAGTCGGCATTGGGAGAAGACGCAATTACTTTCGTATTTTGTGCAACATTGACGACGCCTCCTAGTGACCCCCAAGAATTTCCAGGTCCAAATCCTTCAAACTGATGGGTATCTGTATTATAGCGAACATACCCGGCACTATCAGCCTCAGTAGTAGTCGTAGGTTGAGCGGAAGTTGGTCCTCGCGGAACTCTTAAATGTGTATGAACGTCAAGAACTCCGCTAATATCAACATTATTGACAACTATATTACCAGACAATGAAAGGTCTTTTGTGATAATCGTTCCACTAATTGTACCTGCGTTGTTGCCAACGGTTAATGTATAATTATTTGGAGTAAAATGTATTGAATTATCTACAATTGCATTACTAGCAGAACCAATTATAGATGAATTAGAAAGAGCAAGATAATGTGGATAATTCTGCTCACCATCAGAAACATCGGAAATCTTGTATTGGGTTGCTGCACCAACCAAACTACCAATTAAAGTGTCAACTACAATTGTAGTACCAACAAATTGCTCCGCCTGAATTATCCTAATTCCATTGATATCATTAGACACACTCATTACAAGTGCTTTATTCGGTGATGATGACCCGGGCGTCGTTCCGTAAAGATAGTTTAATTCCGTTGCATTAGCAGTTACACTGGTACCATTAATATGAAGATTACTAGTAGGTAAGTATAAATTACTATTAAAATAAGCATCATTGGCAACAAAAAATTTACTATTGAAAGAAACATCCGAATGAACAAAAAGTTTACTATTAATTCTTGTGTCATTAGCAACCGTTAGTTTAGAATT